CGCTTTATATGAAACGTCCGTAACTAATAAAGATACCAATGGTAATGATTGTACAAAAATTAACTTTTATCTCAAACGTGGTATGAATGAATTTGAAGCAAAGGAAGCATTATCAAAAAGACAACGAACATTCACTCTTGAAAAGTGTATCCAATTGCATGGCGAAGAAGAAGGTTTAAAAGTTTGGCAAGCTCGTCAAGATAAATGGATGGCATCTAAAGATGCCAAGACCGATGAAGAGAAACTTGAAATCAATCTCAAAAAGGTCTATAATGCTTCGGGTCCAATTTCTAATGTCGAACAAGAAGTTTATGATTATCTAAAGCTCCATGTTCCTGATTTACAAAAACAGATTCAAATCAAAAAGAGGAATGGTAAAGGTTATTTCATGTATGATTTTAGTCTTGGTAAAAAGATCATTGAATTCAATGGAGATTATTGGCACGCAAACCCTACCATTTATGATGAGACGTTCTTTAACAAAACGAGTAAAAAGTCTGCGCAACAAATCTGGAATAAAGATATAGAAAAACAATCTTCAGCTCGTGAAGCCGGTTATGAAGTTATGGTTCTATGGGAATGGGATTATAGACATAACAAAACCGATTCTCTTGAAAAGTGTATCCAGTATCTAACCTCTTAATATATGTGTGGAGAGTATGTGTGTTGTAAATATATAATAATCATACACATACTCCTCACACATATGCATACTTTGTCAGAAACTATTGATCGAAAATTTATTGAAGTTTTAGATGTTGATGAATGGGATATTCTCACTGATGACGGATGGGCACCAATCATATCATCCAATAAAACTATCAAGTACGAAGTTTTTAAAGTTGTAACAGAAACAAATAGAGAACTTCTTTGTGCCGATAATCATATTCTCTTTACCCATGATTATAAAGAAGTCTTCGCTAAAGATTCATTAGGGTTGTATCTCTTAACTGAATCAGGACCAGAAAAAGTTATATCGGTTTCTAATACTGGTATATCTGAACATATGTACGATCTATCCATTGAATCGGATAATCATCGTTATTACACCAATGGCTTCCTTTCTCATAACACAACGATCATTGCTGCATATCTATTATGGTTTGCTTGTTTTAAATTTGAGAAATATATTCTTGTTGCATCTAAAGATAATGATGCCGCAATTGATGTTATGGATCGAATTCGATTCTCGTATGAATTGTTGCCTATGTGGTTAAAGCCGGGTTGTATCACATGGAATAGACATGAAATGACTTTTGATAATAATTCTACGATTAAGTCATCAGCAACAACAGAAAATACGGGTCGTGGACGAAGTATTTCAGTCTTGATGTTGGATGAGTTGGCTTTCGTAAAGAACACCATTCAGGATGCAATGTGGGCTTCTCTTGCACCAACATTGTCAACAGGTGGGCAATGTATCATTTCAAGTACACCGAACGGAGATCAAGATTTATTCGCTACCCTATGGAGACAAGCCGAAACAGAAACAAATGGATTCAAGGCCGTTTTTGCCCCTTGGGATGCCCACCCTGATCGTGATGAGTCATACAAAGCTAAGATGATTGCCAAGGTTGGTGAGTTGATGTGGAGGCAAGAGTACGAGTGTGAATTTTTGTCGAGTGAAGAGTTGCTAATTAACTCCATAAAGTTAAATGCGCTACAATCCAAAGATCCCCTTTTTGAAGAACAAGGGATCAAGTTCTGGGAACACATCAACCCTCGCAAGTCTTACATTGTGGGTGTTGATATTTCTGAAGGACTTGGAAAGGATTATTCAGTCATTCAAATTTTTGATGATAACATGATGCAAGTTGGTGAGTACAGAAGCAATGCTATCTCTGAAGCAAAACTTTATGACAAAATTGTAGCCTTGTTCAAATACATGCTATCATTCAAGGCTCAAGGGAAGCTACCAACAATTAGTTGGTCTTATGAAAATAACTCTATTGGTAAAGTGATCACTACTTTATACAATAGTGACGCCAATTTTCCTGAAGCTGAACTAATCAGCCAAGGTAGCAAATTGGGGATGAACACCAATCTTCAAACCAAGAGTGAAGCTTGTAAAGACCTAAAGAGAATGGTTGAACAAGTTAACCCATTGGTTATCAATTCTAAGTTTGTTATCACAGAGTTGAAAAATTATATTCAAAAAGGGAGTGGTAAAACCTATGAAGCAAAAAAAGGTTCCACTGATGATACCATTTCTGCCATTCTTATTTGTGTAAGAATTTATAAAGTGATTGCAAGTTACGACGATAGAGCTTTCCAAAAGTTGTATAGAGGTGATGAAGTGTCTATGCAGGAAGACTTGGAAGATGGATCAATAGAACCTATGCCCGTGTGGTTGTAACAAGAATGTTTTTTGAAGTTTTCTTAATTTTCATAATTCTTGTGTTTGTTTTTCTGGTGCTATCATTACGCTCTTACACGGTGATCATCCAGATACCTTGTAAGCAGAAGATGAAGACTACAGACATAAAAGAATTCAAGGTTGATCTTCTGGAAAATAAAGAATAGAAAAAACAAGCGTATAATTCGTATTTCACACACCAACCAAGTAAAGGTTATAAATTAAAAATGCGGTAGCTAAATAAAGATCAAAATCACTTTACCGTGATAAGATTATATCTGTTGTTCTAATAGGCGTCAACAGATATAAGTAACACAAAAGCCTATATTTCATAATTTTCATAATTTTCATAAATCAAGGAATTTTTAAAATGTCTAATACAGTAAACAAGCAAGACCGTTTCGCAGCACTCAAGGCAGCATTTGCTAAGAAGTCAACAGGTACATCAGATACCGAAAATTCTGGGTATTGGGACAAGTTCTATCCATTCTTCAAGATGGCCAAGGATGAAGTTGCACTATTCCGTTTCTTACCAGATGCCGATGAAGATAATCCTTTGGGTTTTATCGTCGAGAATCGTTATCACGTTCTAAACGTTAACGGTAAGGAAAAGAAGGTCGCATGTCTAAGTATGTTTGGTAAGCCTTGCCCATGCTGCGAAGCTTCACAACATTATTACAATGATGTTGGTGATACCGCTCTTGGTAAGAAGTTTTACCGTAAGGTTGATTATATTGGTCAAGGTATCATTCAAAACTCACCTTTTGAATACCCTATCAAGGCCGATGAAAATCCAGTTCGTCTAATCTCAATTGGCCCAACTCTTTATAAGAAGCTTGAATCATCTATTGTATCAGGTGATTTTGATGTTGCCCCTCACGATCTATTGGAAGGTTATGACTTCCGTATTGTGAAGTCTCAAAAGGGTGAGTATGCATCTTACGATAGTTCAGAGTTTGCACGTCGTTCTACAGCTATTCCAGATGCTATGCTTGAACGTCTTGACCTTTATGATCTTAAGAAGTTCCGTTTCACTGAAATTTCTCGGGAACAAATGGAAGTTATGATCGAAGCAGTATTAACTGGTAAGGCTGTTGAAGATAAGCAAAGTCATCAACAAGAATCTACTGGTAATCCTACCTTAGATCGTGAAATTACTACACCAAAGCAAACTGCACCTCTTGAAACTGTTGCAGCTACTCCAGCACCTACTGAAGTAACATCAGATGCTAAGTCTCGTGCCAGTGATATTCTCGCACGTCTTCGTGCCAAGAATGCTGGTAACGCAAGTTAACAAGAGTCTGTAAATTAAACCAAGTATGTTCGGTGATATTATTCACTGTTCATACTTGGTCTTTTCTTTCTTATCATAATGGGAAAGAATAATATTTTGTTTCGTGTTAGAAAGAGAAAACAAATATGCAAAAACTTTCTTTTCTGAAAGATTTTAAGAAGACTATTTCAAAGCTTGAGAATGTAAACCTTGATGCAAAGCCACCAACCTTTTGGTACTCAACCGGCAACCTTGCATTGAATCGTATTATCTCGGGAAGTTATCAACGTGGTATTCCTCAAGGGCGTGTAACAGCATTTGTTGGACCTTCGGATTGTGTCACAGGTGATCAAACTTTGGAAGTCTATGAATTTAAGACTAATCCTTTACCTCTAAATTCTTTGGTTGTGGATTAAAGCTTTATAATGGAGTCTGAAAAAGAACAAAAAAATATCATCAACGTCCCTACCAAACATGGTAATGAAATTTACACTGTTTGGGATATTGATGATGAAGATGATTCTATTGATCGTCTATTTGAAGTAATTGAATTAAGGACACAAAATAAATGCTAAGTTTAACACCTAAAGAAATTATCAATGAACTGCAAGCATGGTATGACAAGAACACTCTTGTTCAAATGCTTGGTGTTTCAGAGCAAGTCTTTGATGATTGGTTATCTGAAACTGTTGATATGACGGATAATGATGTAACTGTTTTATGTGGTGTATTTGAGTATCATACACAGAAACATAAGAAGGTTGTTCAGATTAAAGACGTAGAACAATATGTTGGAAATACCATTTCTTGTTTTACCCCTCACGGTTTTGTACCTGCGCGAAACTTCTATAAGAAGGGTAAGCGTACTTGTTTTGAAGTAAAGACAGAACTTGGAAAGCATCTTACTGCTTCTTATGATCATTTAATCAAGTCAGCTTCGGGATTTATCAAGACTGGCGAGTTGGAAATTGGTCATTTGGTTGCTACCGTTGATGGATTGGAAAAGGTTACTGATTCAGAATATGTTGGTGACTTACCAGTATATGATGTTGAGGTTATGGATATTGATCATGCCATTTTTACGAATGATATTCTTTCCCATAATTCAGGTAAGAGCTTTCTTCTAACCAATTGTATGAAGGCAGCACAAGATTCAGGATCATTCGTCCTTGCTCTTGATTCTGAAAATGCTCTTGATGTCAACTATCTTCATCGTGTTGGGGTAAGTACAGATCCTGATCGTTTCCAAGGTATTGGGGTTGTTACTGTTCAAGATACAGTAAAGGTATTATCAGAATTCATTGATGGTTATATTTCTGCTTATGGAAAGTATAACCCTGAAGCCCCTAACGTATTGGTGTGTATTGACTCTTTGAGTATGTTACTCACTGAAGCTGAAAATGATAACTTTGAAAAGGGTGATCAAAAGGGTGATCAAGGTCAGCAAGCAAAGCAAGTAAAGCATTTCCTAAAGACCATGACATCACGCATGAAGATGACAAATATGTCTCTTGCATGTACAGCCCACGTTTATAACGCTGATCCTTTAAAGGGTGAAGGATTGTATTCTGTAACACCTTCATTACGTTATGCCTGTTCTCAAATTGTATTGATCACAAAGTTAAAGCTTCGTGAAGATACAAAAGAAAAGGATGTGATTGGTATTAAGCTTCGTGCAGAAACTTTCAAGTCTCGTTTTTCAAAGCTTGGATCAAAGGTTGAAATTGAAGTTCCTTATGATGTTGGTCTTGATCCTTTGAATGGATTACTTGATAGCCTTATTTCCGATGATGTTGTTGTTGCTAACGGCGCATGGTATTCACTTAAGTATGACGGGATTGAAGAACGAAAGTTTCAACGAAAGAACTTCAATCAAGAACTGATTGATCTTGCTTTAAAACACCCCACAATCGTCGCAAGAGAGGCGCTATTCGCTTCATTTGATGACAGTGAGGCTACCCTACCTGAAACAGCAAAGGAAGGCTCTAATGAGTGATTTTGTAGACCTTGGGGTTTACCCCTTAAACGATATGATCTTGATCGAACCCATCTTTCCTAATATGCGTCAAGGTGGTGTGTTAGTTGTATCTTCGGAACTATCAAAAGTGACCATGGGTATTGTGTTAGGTGTTGGACCCGGTAAACCAGATGAAAAAACTGGTGAACGAAAGACCCCACCTTATCAAGTTGGTGATGCCATTCTTTTCTTATCTGGGACAGTTCAGGAAGCTAAACTTCTCTCAAAGGAAAAGGTTATGTTTGTCCCAGCACCCGCAATCCTTGGCATTGATAATGGTGAATAACTTTTAACAAAAGAAGGGAAAGTTTATATGTCATTTGTTGGTGACTTGAAAAAACTTTCCCTTTCTCAAATACCGGATCGAATGGAGATATACGAACAGTATATTTCTTCAGCCGAACCTTACTTTGAGTTAAAGGGGAAGAACCTTGAAGAAGCAAACATGCAACACGTTCAAATCTTAGTGATCTATGACACGATGTTACAAGAAGCAAAAACAGTAGAAGAATACCTCAAGTTAAAGATGGAAGAAGTGGAAGCTTCTTTGTATCGAAACTATATCGAAACAAGTAAACGTGCTTTAGGGACTACAGATTTAAAAATGTATGTTCGTGGTGATCCTCAGTATGTGGAAGCTAATCAAATCTTGTTGGATGTAACCCATACAAGAAAACAAATGGAAGCCATTGTTGAGGGTATGAAGTTGTTGGGCTGGACACTTTCTAATATTGTTAAATTGCGTGTTGCAGAATTGGACCATGTAGTTCTATAAAAACATAATAAACCAAACATATCAAAAATAGGTGTGTTTGGTTTTACCACATATAGGTATATAAAAATGAAATCTAAAAAGGAAACTATTGAACATATTACAGAATCTATTCTAAAGGATATGGATCAGTGTTATTTGATGGGGTCTGCTTTATATTGTTTATCTGAAAGCGAACTTACCAGATTAAAACAAAGGTTATCAAATATTATCTTACAAGGTCTTCAAACCAATGGTTACTAACTTCATCCCTTATCAAAATAAAAAATGTACCATCGTTGTTGATAATGAAGTTGAATGCCGTATTGGTGGTTTAAGACCCGAACACATGGATACCCTTTGGGAAAAGTTTGGTTTCTATGCTGAAGGTTATCAATTCACACCAGCCTTTCAACTTAAGAAATGGGATGGAAGAGTTCGTTTCTTTGATAAGCGGGGTAAGACTCACACTAAACTACTTGATGAGATTGTTCCTTATCTTGTTGAATGGGATTATGAAGTTGATATTGATGATCGACGTTTACCAAGTCCCGAGATTAAAACGATTGTTGATGAAAACTTTTTTGGTATTGAAGGATTCAAGTTACGAGAATACCAAGTTAAATCTATCAATGAATTATTAAGGAATGGATCAGGTTTTGGTATCCTTGGAACGGGTGCAGGGAAGACATCAATCACCGCCGTGTTAAGTGCTGTGATGGTCCAACAC